CAACAAATCAGGACCGCCAATATTGCAAGTGTTTTTCCTCCCCCGCCCGTTAAAGCGGGGGCAAGCATCCAGCGGATGTTCCGCCTTGGATGACTTTCTTTCGGGCCTTCATCGCCCGAATCTTCTTGATGGCGGTCGTGTACTTAAACTCCATCGCCGAACAACGGCTGCTCGATGGTGATGCTCGTTTCCTGCTTTTCGACCAAGCCGTTCAACCGCTGCGTGATGGAGGGGTTGTAAAACGAGAGCATCCCCCCGATGATTTGGTCCTCTCGGATTTCCTCCCGAATCGCACGGCAGATACCACCGAACTCCTCGTAGTAACCCTCTTTGTTCTCAAAATAGTGCTGGACCTCCCCGTAATTATTGCGGCAAAACCGCTTGAACCCTTCCAAGGTCAGCGGCACTTTGGCGGGGTCTTCCTTCTTCAACCCGTCCTTCCCGACATACTGCACCCGCTTCCATTGTTCGCCTTGGGCTTTGACATCCTCTTTGAAGGCGGCCCACGCTTTTCCAAGGTCTTCGGGTGTCTTGAATATCCTCGTTGGGTGCATCAGTATTCAATTTTATCAATGAGCGAATCAATCTTGTCCACAATTTTCATCTTCACGGCAAAAGCGTTGGGCGAGTTGGATTCATCCACCGCACCAATGCAGTCGCAGAGGGTGGTGATGACCATCATCAGCGAATCCATGCGGGCTTGTACCTGCGCTTCATCGTTGGACGCTTTAGTCGAGTTCGCCAAGTTCCCGTAGTTTATTGCGTGACCACCCAAGGGCCGCTTTGCCGCCCCAAAGCAGGTAGGAGATGTAGCCGCAGTCGCTGGTACTGTCAGCGTTGTCGTAGTAGGTTTCTGCCCGGCTAAGGTAGGAGTGCATCCGCTTGATGGTCGCAAGGGAAACACCCTCACCGTTGGCGAGTTGCTGCGCCCTGACCTTGCCTGTTTGGGTTGCACACTTGTTGCCGTTACGCTCGTTGAGTTCGATGCCCCTCTTGGCGTTGTTGCGTACTCCTTCTCCGTAGTCGGCATAGGATTGGAATACCTGACGCTTGTGGTTGGCGTACAGGTTGCCGCATACCGCAAGCCGTTGCTGGACATCAGGGAACTCTGCATTCGTTGTGGGATTGGTCATGCAACGACCGAGGAACTGGTCGCTGGTTTCATTCGCTTGGGGTGTTGGTAAGGGCATGGGTAACGGTGTGGTGGTTGGCTTGGGCGAATAGGTCGGCCTGTTCGTAAATGTATTGAAGTGCAGATTTTACGCAGTCAGCGCACCACCAATTTGTGTTGGGTCTGCCGTGGGCGACGAGTATGGTCTGCAAATCATGGACAGCTTCGGGGGAGAGCCGCATGAACAGGGCGGCTTGGTATTGCTCCCAATAATGACGGTGCTTTTGGGCAAGAAGGTATTCCGCTTGGGTCATCGATTGGTGACTTGGAGGATGACAACGGTAAGCCCTGCCGAGGCAAGGCCATAAACAGGGGCAAGCATCCAATCGCAGGTGAGCAGGGTGAGCAAGGCTGCCACCCAAAAGGTGAGGCAAGTCACGCAGGAGAACGGCTTGTGCCTTCCCAGCCATGTACGGTACCAAGCCTGCGGCAGAACGTGGTACTCGGCAATGGCAAGAGCGGTCAAACTGCTAACGAGTAGCGTCAGGATTACTTCCATGTTTCAATAAAATTGCGGCTTTGATTTTGGCCTTGGCTTGTTCGATTGAGTATATTACCGAGCGGTAAGGGATGCCTGTTTCACGGGATAGCTTCTTCATGTTGCCGGTAGCCATGTGAAGTTTCAGCAATTCCTTGTCGTAGGGGAATGCCCCCTCCTTGGCCCAAGAATCCATTTCCGCTTCGGCAATCGCCCACATATCGTCAACGAGGGAACTGTACTCTTCATGGGTCATGTCAGCGTTTGGGTCGATTTCCTCGGTGATGTCGTGGTGCCTGTACTTTTGGGCAAACTGGTTGTTTTTGCCTCGGTACAGGTTCAGCAGGAGGCGCACGACGTAGAACTTGAAGTACCCCTGCCCTTGAATTTGCAGAATCTTGGCAGGGTCTTTTTCCAGCAGTATGAGGACGCATTCCTGCTCCAAGTCACGCCAAAGCGGGTCGCCTCCTGTAATGGTAATGCACGCCTTCTTGATTTCGCCCGAACGGTAGAGGTCAAGGATTACGGTTTCGGCATTCTGCATACGCAAAGGTATGCAAAAAAATAGGGGGATGCGATTAAGCACCCCCCCATCCGAATCTCACGGATTTGCCGATTATCGTAGGCTCACCGACGACCTAAGTCGCACCTACTTAGAAGTATAACCTCCGTAAAGATTTAGCAGAAAATCTTGAGCATTGTGCAAAACTTGTCTGCGAATGTACTTGATTTCGGGCGTGGCGATGATGTCCTGTTCGTAGGATAGTTTGTTCTTGATGAGCGTGGAGTGGTTGCGCTTGAGGACTGCCCCGATTTCGTGGTATTTGAACAGGAACTCGTTGTAGGCAACATCGGTGATGATGTTGCGAGCGATGACGTTGGCTCGCTTTCGGCTACTTGAGCAGATGGCTTCTCGGCTGATTCCGAGAACCATTGCGGTGGTGTCAACGATATGGTTGATGAGTGCTGGGGTCATGACTTCGGTGGGTTAGGGTACATCCAAGCGGTTACCTCATGCGTCCACCACGCTTCGCCGTGGATGTTGGTGAACGTGATTTGGCCTTTGGTCAGCCATCCAACTGCGTAGTTGCCATCTTCGAGGGCGAGGAACACCTCCTCCATCGGAATCGGCATCGTGTGTTTGGTTAGTCGTGTCCACGTCATGGCTTAGGCTTTTTTAGCGTTGAGGACATGGCCGAGCAGTACCCAATTCACCCTCCAAGGGGATATGGTTTCGGATCGGTCGGGGCGGGAGCAATTCACGCACTCCTTGCGGATGTGGATTTGCCAGCGGCGGAAATCGGTGGGGGTTGGTTTCATGCTGTTTGGTTTAGTAGGTCAAAGATATACACAAGTTAAGAACATTCATTCAGTACCCTTTGAAAATCTTCCACGCTTCGGATGACTACATATTTGTAGCCAACTGCCTCCACGACCCCCTGCCACCATTTCTGCGATAGCGACTGCCTGCCTCGCTCATCCTTAAACTCCAAGAACACCGCACCAGTATCGGATAGGTATATCATGTCGCTGACCCCAGCAACAACGCCCATGGCCTTCATCACGCTTCCAGCATAGGCGTTTGGTGCGTTGTTGTTTACAGTAAACAATCGGCCACGCTGGTCGGGGAAGTTGTTCCAGTGCCATTGGAAGCATTCGGCTTGAATCTTAAACTCGCTCATTATTGCAGTATTTTGAATCGGTCTTTGTTGTGGTACACCCAACCCGGCTTATATCCCATAAAGGCGATAAATTGCAGGGCTTCTTCTTTGGTCTTGCATTGTGTGTGCAATACCCAATAAGGCGAAATTACCTTGGCCTTTGCCAGTTGTGCCTTTTGGTACATCGTGCTGGTCTTGGCCGCTTCCATCCCTTGGGCCTTGGTCATCAGGTGCAGAGTAACGGTTTCAGCACGTTCTTGGGGTTTGCGCTCGTGTTCGTGCTTGCAATGCGGGCAAACCATCACGGCAACAGGAATAAGGGCATCGCAAGCCTTGCAGTTTTTTGCCCCGCCAACGCCATCGGACTTGCGCTTGCGTTTCTTTTTGAGCGACCAATCCCGCCTTGCATCCCAAAACCCATGGTGATTCACGTTGTTGCCGAAGTCAAGGATAGTGAACTCTCGCTTAGTTGGCGTGACACGGGAACCACGGCCCACCATCTGCATGAACAGGGGTAGGCTTGCCGTTGCCCGGTATAGGATTACAACCTCAATGCTTGGCTCGTCAAAGCCTGTGGTCATCAGGTCGCAGTTGCAAAGGATAGCATCGGGGGTATGCTTAAACCAAGCCAACAAATCGGCACGCTCTTGCTTGCCCATGTCGCCATCAACGTGCCGGGCATTATGCCCTGCAATCTGCAAAGCATTGCAGACCTCCTTGCTCGATGCGATGTTGCTGGCAAACAGGATTGCCTTCTTGCCTTTGCAGTGGCGGCCGTAGTTCTGGACAACGCCATCGAATACCTTGCGCTTGGAGTACACCGAAGCCATCTGCTGGGTGTCGTAGTCGTTGCCCTTCATGCGGATGCCCGACAAATCCATGGTCATTCCGTAAGTTATGGGGCTTGCCAAAAACCCTTGGTCAATCAGTTCCTGAACCTGTACAGGGTTGTGCAGGGCTTGGTAGAACTTGGAAAGGCACTCTTGGTTCCCACGGCGCAGGGGTGTTGCCGTTGCCCCGATGACTACGGCGTTGGGGTTAATGTAGGGCAGCAGTGGGTTGAAGGTCTGCTTGTGGGCTTCGTCAATGATGACCAAGTCCATTCCCGCCATGAGATCCGCATAGTCAGCGTTGTTCTTGCGGCGGGAATAGGTCTGCGCCATGGCTATGAAGCAGGATCCCGATACATCCAATCGGGTCTTGCCTGCCTCAATCAATGTCGGCACGATCCCGAACTGGTCAAGCGCACCGTTAGATTGTTTCAGCAGTTCTGCCCGATCGGTGAAGATCATGCACCGTTTGCCTCGTTGCAGAGCGGAGGCCACCATGTAGGTGAACATAACGGTCTTGCCGCTTCCAGTGGGAGCGCAGAGGATGATTCGCTTTTTGCCCGCTGCGATACTTGTCCGCATCAGGTCAATGGCTTTGGTTTGGTATGGTCTAAGCGTAGTCACTTGTAGTCACTTTGAATTTTGAGAAGTGACTACAAAAAACGGCCTTCCTGATAGCGTGGAGGCGGTTGTAGTCAGTGTAGTCACTTGTAGTTACTTTTTTTCTTATGAGTATATATAGTACACACACACGCACACGCACACGCACGTATATATTGCCTAAAGGAAATTGCATAAAAAACTGCCTACACTGACTACTTAAAACGGAACTGCCTTATTGTTAGGCGTTTGGGCGTAGTCACTTTTTTCGAATAATCTGACTACAAAATAGCATCCAAGGAAATTCCGCTCCCTTCGGCATACTTTTTTGCATCCAAGCGACTTTAGAATCGCCCCAAGTTTGTGTGCGGAAACTTTTTGCTTGGAATAAGTTTCGATGATGTCTTTGATCTCGGAGTTGGTCAGCCACTTTCCTTCGGGATCCTGTTCATCGGTAGCAATGCGGAATAGCTTAAAGAATAGTTCCTTTTCAACGGCAGGCTGGACGTTAAGCTGGGTATGCTTATTCAGGATCCCAATTTCAGTTTTGTTCAACTGCCAAGCGTCTGCACCAAGGTTCTGCACTAAATGGTAGGCTTCCATAAGTAGGTCGGTTTTGTCGATTGCCTCGTAAGCATCCCAGTCAATATCTGCGATCACCACTGGCAGGATCCTCCTGTTCCCTGTTGGGTCGTTAATGACCTCCTCATCGTTGGACGTGCCGCATAGCACGGCGTAGCGATTGAGATCTTCATGGACACGGCCATAAGGTTTGCGGATGCTGAATGTCTGCTTGGAGGACAGTTCCTTGAGTTTCTTGGCCTCTTGCTTGGACTTACCTCCGAACTCATCATCGCACAGGATAATCTTCTTGCACATCAGGATCTCGTCATCCTTCCCGGCATCCAGTTTGGATTCGGCATAATACGACCGCAGTTCAGCAGGGAGCAGGTGACGAAAGAAGTTGGTCTTACCGATGCCTTGATCACCGCAAAGCACCAAGATTGCAAGGGAGTATTCGCCTTGCATACTTGCAACCAAGGAGCAATACCATTTGAGGATGCAGAGTTGAATAAACTGATGCTCTTGGGTATGGCTGGTAATGGTGTTGGTCAGGGCTTCAATGCATCCAGTGGGTTGGCGATGTGCGTTTTTTGCAAAGAACTCCAAGAATGGATTGTAAGTCGGCACAAAATCGGAATCCACGATGGCGTTGACCAACTGCATGGATACGTCCTTTTTGCCAAAATTCTCAAGGCAAGTGACATAGATGTTGTTGATGTCGGTATCGTTAATGGGTTGACCGTTTAGTTCAATGTTTCTTGTAACGGCATTGCGGCGCAGGTCATAGGATCGCAGGTACGCCTTAATTTGCTTAATGGGAGAATCCTCGGTTGCGGCGGACTTCAGTTCATCTTTATCCAATTGCATGGTATGTGCAACAATTTCCTCCAACTGCTCCACGTTTATTTGATCAATCTCTCGAAGGATCCTGACTGTCGATTCTGTTGCGGCGGCAATATCCTTGGGGCCGCCATTGGTTCCCACACGCATACGGTGCGATTTGGCGGTGGATACGATGTGCTTGGTTTCAGGGGTTTGGATCTCTACGCCTGCGTTCTTGGCAAGCCACATAAACGATGCAAAGGACACGGTATTCCCACGAGTTTGGCACAATGCCCGGTACTTGCGGTCGCAGGCTTCGGGGTTGTACTTGGGCGATATTGCAGAAACCCGATGGAACAGGTCTGCACCAGCGTCCTGATATTTTGCGGCAATGGCAAAACCGATCTTCACCCAATCGGCATAGGATGCGGTCAGGTCAATGCGCTTGGCTTCAATTTGTTGCAGGATATGCTCAACGTCATGCTCACCATGGGGATAGAACTTTGGTGCTGGTGTTGCCTTGGACTTCGGCAGATATGCCTTAAAAACTGCGACCTTGCGTTCAGTGTAGAAGGCTTCGGGATCATGGCTGACAAATCGCAGGCGAGATACATCCTTGCAAGCTGGGTCAACGATGATGTGAAATTTGTCTGCCAATCGTTTCTCCAAGGCGTAGAACGCTTCCAAATGATGGTCAGGCTCAATGCGATAGTATGCGGCATAGCCTTCGCCTCCAGTGGACTTGTGCATGGCAAGCAGGAACTCATCGTTTAGCAGTGCCTTCATGTTCACGCCATCGTTGTCCTTGGCATCAATATCCATGCAGAGAATGCCCGAATGTTGATCGAGGCCATCCCTGCCTTGTTTCTTGAATTTACCGCTGGGCGTTACAGCGGTGAGCCTGCGTTTGGTTTCCTCGCTTTTGTTGCTACGGTATGCGGTTACCTCGTTGTACCAATAGCCTTCCTGAATGTTGGTGATGTACTCAGCGAAGTCAAGGTGTTCGTCAGGGATCGTGTTGCGAGTAGAGGATCCTTTGCCTGATTTAAATACTGAAATTGTTGCCATGGGGTAAGATAAAAACGCCCCAACTGTTCCGGCAGCTGGGGCGAGGGGTTAAATTCCGATTAGCGGTGGTCTGCAAGCAGCACTCGGTTCGGAACCCTTTGTGAACACCGCATGGCCGGAAACATGAGGCGTTTATTGCAAATGTAAACTTAGGGCAAATTTACACTAAAACGGCATATCTCCTGCTTGCGGTGCAAAACTCTCGCCGCTGGCTTGCTGCTCCTGTATAGGCTCAACCTTGCCGCTCAAGAACTTTCTCTCGCCGTTTCTTGATTCACGAATCCATGCGGACAGGCGCATCTTAGTGCCGTCGGGCATGATGATGTCGCCCTTATAATCTGGACGCTTCGGGTTGTCGCCCTTGTCATTAGCGAACAGGGAGAAGGTGTTGGGTTGTGGGGTGTAGTTGCTCATGGGTTTTCGGTTAAAGGATTAAAGATAAGGGTCTTTGACTGGGATTAGATGTTCAAGGTTGTTGTTCTTCTTTGGGTCGAACCAGTAATGGCAACGATGCGAGTAGAGGTGTCCTGTGGCTCTAAGGTCGTTCAGGATGCGATACATGATGCGGATGTGGATGCCAAGTACCTCCGCTAATTCGGTGGCTCTGTAGGGCTTCTCAAGCAGTAGCAGAGCGGCGTTTACTCCTGCGACCCTGCCGACGATTTGCACGCCTTTCTTCTTCTTGGGTGGTGCTGGTCGTGTCATCCCTTAAAAGTCACTGCGATGGATGGTTTTGTGCCTTTTGCAGGACATACAGGAACGACCTCGCCAGTTGCTTCGTCAATGACCGTCATCTTCCCAGCATTGCGGAAGGCCATCTTGAGAAGTTCTTCCCTCGCTTTCATGGAGGCTTGCAGGTCGCTCCAAACTTGGTCGTGCGTGTAGTCGGGAGTAAGCGCCCCCTCCTTGAGTTGGATGTCAGCACCGAAGGCGGAGAAGGTCTTGCCGTTCTTTTCGGCTTCATCCCATACCGTTTGCTCGGTGGCTTTGAGGACTTGCTCAAGGGCTTTGACAACGGCTTTGAGACGAACGTGTGCGGCGATGGGATTAACCTCGCCCTCCTCTATTCGGAGGATGAGGTTGGCGGCGATGTCGGCGATGTCCTGCTTGGAGATGTCCGACTTTGGAATGGTTACGAGTTCTTGGTTCATGGCATTGTGGTTGTGGGTTGAGATTCAAACAGGACGAAGAAGGTGTGAACCTTGCGGTCCCAAATTTCGCTTGGAAGATGAGCGGAAAACCAAAGCATATCACCCAGAGGCATCTGCCACCAGTATTCGTGCTCTTGCAGGATAGCAATGAGGCGTTCTCCAATCTCAGGGCTTTCTTGTTTGATGTCAAGGATGGCCTTGTAAACATCGGCGTTGCATTTGGTCAGTAGGTTGCTCATGGCTTCTTGTATTTAGCGATTTGGTCTTGGAGGAACTTGATGCCTTTCTCGTACCGGGCAGGGGTCATTCCCTTGTGGTCCTGATACTTGAACCGCTGGTCTTCGGGCAGTTGCTCAACGAGAGCCATGAAGTCGGCTTTGAGGGTAGCAACGTCGAGGTCATCGTAGGTCGCAACCAAGCCAAGGCGGTCGCTAAGGTCGTCAAGGTTAGCTTGCTGGGCGATAGCCATCTGCACCTCGTTGGCTGATGCGATGCTCGTTTCGATTCCAATTCCAAGAGCCGCAAGGCAGCGACCGAAGGCAGAGGTTTCGCAGTTCTCGACGTAGGAGGTCTTGTTTATCATACTGGAGGTGCGGTCCTCATGGGCGTGGCCTGTGGCTCGGATGCGGCCTTCTGCGTCACGGATGACGGCACGAATGCAGCAACGGTCGGGTTGCAGGTCAACGAGTTCCGATTCGATAGACCAACCTGTGTAGGCTTTGTCGTTGCGGAAGTAGAGCAGGCGTTGGTTTACTTCAACGTAATCCTTGCCTTTGATGTTGGTGGTTTTGAACTTGTGCATGGTTTAGGGTTTAGAGGGTTAGGTAGTGGATGAGCCAGCGGAGGATGCAAAGGCAGACACCGATGCCTCCGATGTAGGTGACTACGAGCATTATTGCGTCGCAGTAGCGTTCGAGTTTGTTCATTGGTTTGTGGTTTAGTGGGTGGAATAAAAGAATGTGCGTTGGCGAGCCGCACCCCTCGGTGGGTTATTTGCCTTTGTTTATTTCACTTTTGTGGTTGGCTTTATGTGAAAGAAACTATCTACAACATCACTGTCGCCCATTGTGCAACATATCAAAAGGGAGGGGGTTCCGTTTTTGTAGGTTTCGTGGATTATTTCCTTTACTGTGAATTTGTAGCCATCTCTCCTGATAGTGTCGTTGATTTTCAATTCTGATGCTTTCATGGTTTTGTGGTTTAGTGGTTGGTTTGTAGGTCAAAGATACAACCGTTTTCCTTTTTGCGACTTCTTACGTCAATTTTTTTTTATTTTTTTTTTCAGGGCATTGCACCCGATGCGGTATAAATTCCTAATTTTCGCCATAATTAGAACCTAAAGGGTATAAATTTGCATCATGACCTACCACTCCGCTCGACCAGCAAAAGCCCTCACGAATGCCTTGGAGAGGCTGATGATTTCAATTTCAGCCCAAGAATTGGAAGAGAACCACGTCGTCCTGTGCGAATATCGCAGGGCCTGCGACCTGCTTGGCTACGACCCGGCGAAAGCCCGATGGACAAACGTCGAGGCCGTGAATGCGTCAGGATTGCCGAACGATGAACCCCATACCGTTGATTACTACCCCCTCCTAAACCCCGAAGAATAGCCATGCGCCAAATAACCCACCTCGTCGTCCATTGCACGGCCACCCCGAAGAACACCACCATCGCATCCATCCGCAGGTACTGGAAAGAAGCCCTCGGCTGGAAGTCGGTCGGCTACCATAAGATAGTCGAAGCCAACGGAAACATCGTACAACTGGCACCCGATTCCGCCATCACCAACGGCGTGCAGGGCCATAACTCAACAAGCCTGCACGTGTCCTACATTGGCGGCAAGGATGAGGATGACCGTTCCATCCAGCAGAGGCAAGCGATTGCAGCGGTGTTGCTTGGTTGGTTGCAGAAGTACCCGACCGCCCGGATATGCGGACACAGGGATTTCCCCGGGGTTACCAAGGACTGCCCTCGATTTTCGGCAGAGAAAGAGTACGGTTACCTGTACCTAACTGCAGGGGCAAAGAATGATAAACCATCCATTAATAGCAATTAACGGCGTTAATGCGTGGTTTGTAATGCAAAACCCATCGATTTCGAGGGGTTTGCGGGGATAATTCGGAAAAATTCATGCAAATTAATCCTTTGCGAAAGGTAGCGGATTCCGCTACTTACGGGAAATAATCTCTCTTTTGGGGGTGATATTGGGGAGTTGATTCCCCGAATGTCCAGTTTATTTTAGTAAAAACTGGACAGTTGTACGATTTCTTCGTACAGGTCAGTACAACCTATCCGCAGAGGTGAAGGTTGCGTGGACTTGGACCTCTGGGCCGTTGTTGTCTTTACTGCCGTTCCTGCTTGTTTCGAGTTTCATCCAATAGCCTCCCAAAGGCTTCGGGCCTCGTCCTCGTTCAGTGTGAAAGCCCATGTACCCGCCATCCCATTCCTCCTTATACGTCGCAGTACGCAGTTGGTGAACAGGTTTTTGAATGAGGGTCTTTGTCGCACGGTCATAGCGGTGGATGATATTTTGGTGGTAGTACAATTCGTGGACGTGGCCCATCCAAGTCAAGTCGTACCCTTCGGTATTGGCAAGGATGCGCTGGTCTTGGATGACACCCTTGGTGACTGGACCTCCACCTCCTGCGCCGTGGTAGTAATGCACGACGAAGTTCTTGGCCCGCAGAGGGTCGTGGTTTACCCGGATGTCCAGCGTGCCGCCGTAGCCACCAACTTCGACTGCTGACCCTGTAGCGTAGTTCAGGGTGCTGGTGAACCGTTGCAGGATGTCGGTTTCTTGGTGGTTGATTATCGAGGTTTCGTGGTTGCCATATCCAAGCAGCAGCAAGTTCTTGGCGTAAGGCGCAAACCATTCCACGGCGGTGTTGACAATAGAATCCAAGTAGCGTGCGTTGTTGTGTTCAGGGCGGATGTCCTCCTTGCTCCTGCGTGGGTCGCCCTTGCCCTGCATCAAACAAAAAAAGTCACCGTTGACGATGACTCCTGCGTTTCTGCGTTGTGCTTCCTTAAGATGATTGGTCAGCAGACCCCTGTCGCAATGGGGATTATCCCAGTGCAGGTCGCTGATAAGTAGAAACTCCTGCCCCGATTGGCAGGTGACTTCGTGGATGTTGCGGGAATGCTTGGTTAGTGGTAGAATCATCGCTGAGATTTAAGGGTTGCGTTCTCGGCTTCAAGGGCTTGGATTGTGTTCTCCAAACTCTATCCGCTGACGCAAAACTACAAGTTCATTGCGTAATTCGGTCAACTCTTTGTGCTGGGCCTCGGCGGTTGACTGCCACATCGCCAGCACGGCTTGGGCTTGCTTCACCTGCAAGCTATCTGCCGTGAACTTGCCCTTGGTAAGCCAAGCGACTGCACCGCCAACGATTGCGCTGACCGTGCCGATGATGGTCGTTTCGATGAGGTTCACGCCTTGGGAACTTCGGTAGGCTTGTTGTACTTGCTGACCAGCATCCATCCTGTTGATACCAGCGTAATAATTGCGCCAATCAGTTCGGTGAGGGCAGTTGCGTCAAGTAACCCTTTGGCTACGAGTGTGCCACCGATGAAGGTAACAAGATGGCGAAGAAGAGCGATGATTGCTGATTGCATAAGTGGAAGTTTGGGTTGCTCGGGGTTAGCTTTACGGCGGAATAGTCGCATAATGGTAGATGTTATTTCGTGTTAGGTGTTGCAAATTCTTGGTAGTCGGCGGTGTACTGCTCATCCCAACCGAGGAAGGAATGCACTCCGCAAGGCTTGGGCCAAACGATGTAAGCGTTGAGCGATGCAGGGCAAGCGTCTTGGAATAGTATGTCGTAGCAAACGAGGCCGTCAATGTTACCAAGTGGCACGGCGTTGTCAAGCGGTTGCAGGGATGCGAGCAACTGGTCTGCAACCTTCTGTGATGGGAATGCGAACTTTCGGAAGGTGGCCATTACGGGGTTGTTAGGGCTGCGAGTTCATCGTTGCTTAGGCGGGTGGTGTAGAGGGCAGCGGCACGGATGCGGGTCGATTTTGTTCCAGTCACCATATTACCGATAAATATGATGTTATTTAATGCGGCATTAAAAGAAAAACCCGTGGTATTCGTTGAGCCGATTTGAGTTCCGTTAATAAACAAAGCCGTATTTCCACTTGCGTAGGCAACGGCTATTTTGGCAAATGATGTGATTGCTGATGTTTGGTCTATTAATATGATTGTACCTGATGTGAGAATGGTTAAACGGAACACATTTGTTGGTGTTTTTGTAATAGACACAAAATTGTTTCCAGGAGATTGTCCTGCGGTGTTTATTACGATGATGTCATTGGTTGCAAATTCAGATTGACATTCAATGTAAATCGTACCGCTTTGCTGCCCGATACTCCCGCTCACCGCTCCGCTGACCGAAACCACATCTGCGTTGCGGGTGACTGACCCTGTGGTGGTGGGGATGAAACTTGTGGGAACTGAACCGAGTTCTAACTGCGGAGCAGCGAAGCCGATGGTTGTGCCTATTGGTGCAACGGTTGTTGAATTGACTGCCGTTAAAACGCCTAAATTAATCCTTTCAACAGTTCCACTTGCCGTCATTGTAAAGGTTTCGGAACAACGAAACACATCCGTTCCCCATTTTTCAACCCTTCGGATGCGGTTTGTTGTGCCTGCGGAATTGTAAATTGACCCGCTACTAAATGAACCGCTTACATCAAACCCACCACCAAGGTCGCCCGCTGCTGCACCACTAATAGTAGTATAATAACCGCCAATCGTATGAGCAGTTGTCTTTTTAAAAAAGAAAGAAATCGTGTAAGTGCTTCCAGATGCAAGGTTTAAAGCGGGAGTAAGCAGTGGACTTGTATATCTGCTTCCCGCACTGCCAATGGACCCTGATGCACCAACAGTTAAGTTCACACCACTCACCCCAATAACATCAATAGTCGCCCTTGTCATTGAAGTGTTTAATGTCCATCCAGACGCAGAATCAGCAGATTGCAAGATGCTATTGGTCGCCGCAGGCTCAACCAACAGTGCAGGACAACCAACCGTTCCACCGCTGGCGAAGTAGTCCAGCCTCGGTATCCCCGAAGCCACCGATTCAATCAAGCCACTCGCATTGACACGGGTTGCCGTAGTCGCACGGGTCACCGTGAAGTCACCTGCTCCGCTTGTTGGGATTTGGGAGTAAAGTTTGCCCGACTTGAATCGGGAGGGTACTATTAGGAGGGAAGGTGTCGGCATTCTTAGAAGTTAAATAGAATAGCGAATCGGGCTTGCAGGCAACCGCTGACGGCGGCCTCTGCCGTTGCTGCTCCATCCGCATCAGCACGGGCGTTGAAGGCGGCCCATGCCGCAGCCGCAAGTCCACCTTGCAGAGTGCTTAATGGATATCCGTAGCCGTAGCCTATCAGCATGGTTACAGGAATGTATATCCGATGACGCTTCCTGCCGACGGAGTGACGGCAGTAATCTTGCCGCCGTTCCTGCCGCTGATGACGATGCCAGCGGACACGGACTTGCCGCTCAAAGCATAGGCGGTCAGGAGGTTCTCGCCTCCTGTACCTGTGAGGGTCGTGAAGGTAGCAGCCGCGTTGACTACGATGAAGTCAAAGTTTGCGCCCGTGACGGCAGCGTCAATGAACTGCATCGTGCCGCCTTGGCCGAGCATTTGTTGTAAGATTGGAGTAGGCATTGCTTGGGGGTTTTAGGGTAAATGTAGGTTAGGTCGGAATTTCACAAACGGAATGCGAGTATGGGATTTGGAATGACAAGGTTGCCACCCACCCCGCCGTGCGGTCATCTCGGCTCTCTACAAACCTAGTAAGCGATACGGTGGTACTTAGCGTCCACTCTTGCGTCGGGTCGTTTGTAAGGGCTGAAATGAAGTCCTGTGCGATTTGCAGTTGGTCGCTCAAAACTTCGTCCTCATTATCCTGCCAGCCAAGCGTTGGACTGCCCGAAACCACGCCTCCCATCGGGGAAATAGATTCAACTCGGTCAGAAAAATACACCCCCACAGTAAGGTTGAGAGTACCCAAGTCCGTAGTCGCTGACTGCACATCCGCAAACACCAACGGATAGACGATTCGCTCACGGCTTGGCGTTCGCAGGTTTATCGTGTTGTCCGTTCCAATTGCAAGCGGGTCGCCCGTTCCGAACGAGTTCACCTGCGGGTGAGCATTTGCAAGCGCAAGGAGTGCCTGCTTGATTTTTATCCAAGACATATTTTTGGAGTTTCAAAATGTTTTTTGCGTGTGCGCCCATAGTTAGCAGTTGTTGCAGTAGGGGTCGTATCCGTAAGGCCAAGGGCGGTCTAAGCCAGCACCACGGCGCAGGGTTCTTGCGTCCAAGGCCATGCCAGTGTTGTAGTTCGTACCGTTCGGGTATATCGTGTCCAAAGCCGAAGGAGGGGAGTTGAAGAGCGGGTAGTCGGTGCGATTCTCCATGAGGTAGCGAGTGATGCGCTCGGAATACCACTCGGCATCGTTCTTGACTTTATCCGTCAAGCGGGTGATCTCGTCCATGCTCATCTGCGAAGATTCCTCGCTCGTTCTCCGGACCATGCCCTTGTTCATGTACTTGAAGGCAAGCACCATCGGAAGTTCGTAGTAGAGCCATTGCACCATAGCGGGTTGAATGTAGTCCTCCAAGAGCGTGTTGTTCAAGGCCGTGGTTGTGCCACTCACCACTTGCCCCACCATTTCGTTGTACAGGGCAGAGCCTACGATAGGCTGAATCCGCATCTCCTGCACCTTGACAATCGTTGGCCGTATTTGTGTAAACGATACGTTCTCGTTGATTACCGAATTGTCGAGCAGGGTTTGTTCGCTGATAAAGAGTGCCTTCATGCTTTTGTGATTTTGTTGCCCTTGCGGATGACGATTTGCTGCTCCCATACGTGCCGGCATTGTGGACGATTCACTCCGCTGGCCGTGTGATACCATCCACCACGGCGATTCCAAACGGAATAACCCATGATGCTGGAAATACCGTTGATGTCGTCACGGGTGTACACCTTGCCTTGGTCAGCCAAGTCCATCATGACCTTGCAGAACTCACGGCTTGTGCGCTTGTCCTTGTCGCTGAAACCTGCGGCCCAAGCATATTTGTAGCGGACTTCCAGTACTGGTTCGGCTGTTGGCTTTGCGCCCTTGGGCAGGTTTTTCTCAACGATTTGGTCCACGGTCCTTGCAATGGGGTAGCGGTCCTTATTAATCAGGTAGGCCACACGCTTGGCGACCTTCGCCTTGCTGACCCCGAACTCCTTGGCCATTTCTTCCACGCTTGCATCTCGGTTCTTCTTGCGGTAGGCTTCAATCTTTTTGTCAAGTTCTTTCTCTTCCTCGCCAAGTTCGGCGAACGCTTGACGCACTTGAGTGTCCAAGTCGGAATCAAATCGAATTGGCCTGCTATTCATGACAACATAATCATCCGCATTGCTGCCGAATTTGCTTGCAACGACCTCAAGCACCTTGTACTCTTCATCGCCCCATCCAAGGTCGCTCTCGTCATCTTCCTCACCCCACCACGGTTCGGTCTGGTTGCTGAACTTCTGCTCCTGCACACCGAGCAAAGTGTTGACTTCCTCTGCGCTTAAGCCGAATCCAGCCGATAGCATTGTCCGAGCCATCTCAAGCGTGATTTTTTCTTGGGCATAGTGCCTCACGATTCGCATCAGGTTTTGGTATTCCCTGCCCGACAATTTCTTGATGTTGTCGTTGCTCAACTGTGCAGGTGCTTGCGGTTGCTCATCAGGTTGGGGATTCGGTCCAACCACGTCAGCAGGTTGCTTTTCCAAAGGAGGAAGGCCTGCTTTTTCCCGTAATTCCTCCGGGGTCATGATGGTCAGCAGGGCTTGCTCACTCAATCGTTCCGTGATAGGTTCCACGGGGATAAGTTCCATCCCTTCCACACCGTTGAACGACGCCAAGTAGTTTATCATCCGCTCCACCTTCCTCACCCTGTCGTTGACGTATGTGGCTTTGAATAACTCGTAAGCCTCCACCAGTTCCTGCCTGCCTCCAAGTTGGCCTTCGGTCTTTACACCGAATAGCATGGGGTTCACCACACGGTGCGAAATAAAGATTTCCTGCTGGATAGCCTTGTTCAAGATTTCGAACTGCTTGTCCATGTCGGACGGAGTAAGCGGTTCCAGCGTCGGAGCCTTGCTTACATCGTCGTTGAAGGTCACCACAAAGCGACCAGCGTTGTCCGTGCCGCTGAACTTGCGCTTAATCTGCCGCTCAATGTCGCCCTGTTCTTCGGGGGTAGGAATCCCGTTGTTGAAGTTTATGAGATACCCGCCCCAAAAGTTATTCCGCAGGTTGTTGTTGTGAAAGTTCGCCACCTGCACATCGGCTTCAATCCACGCCAAGCCGCCCATGTATTCGGGCAGGGGATAGGACTTCACGCCTGCGGCATACACCCGATAGTAGAACAGTTGCTTGCCGATGCGGTTGTCAGCGTCAAAGGCAGGAATCTTTTCTACATCCCCGATTTTGGGGTACAGTTGCACCATGTCGTCATTGTACCACTCTGCAACTTGAAACATCCGCTCTTCCTTGTCAACTCGGATTTTTTCAAAGGGAATGTGTTCCATCTTCGCAATCGTTCCCATCTTATTCCAATGGACGCACACCGCAAAGCCGTTGAAGATTTCCAAGTCAAGGACGAGTTTTTCGGTGATGTCGTTTAGGTCATCGTGTTCGGATAAGCCGTCAAAAAACTTGGCGTAGCGGGCTTGCTGCTCCACGGTCATCTTGTCACCGGGCTTCCATCCACCGCCAATGATGTAGTTTACTTTTCCGTTGACGATGGCGTTGTGCTTGCTACTCCTGCGGTAGTTGTCCAGCAGGTAGTGGGGGTACTCGTTGAACGCCCCGTAGGTGATGTATTTGCCCGCTTTGTTTTCGAGCATTACAGGTACTTTATGCTCAATCCCAAGCCATTGGGTGAATGATTGTTTTATACTCATAGCGTGTGGACTGTAAAGGATAGGGCCGATATGACGATGGTCTGCGCTGAATCCACGGCGTTGATGTAGATGGTGAACTCGTCGTTTACTGCACCTTGCAGAACGGTTTCGGTAAACACCGCATGGCCGTTGTTGTGCGATAGCGTGAGGTCAGCCAACGATTGTGCAATTATTGTGCTATTCTTGGCGATGTAGATTTTTATTTGCGTGTTGCCGTTTTGAGCGATAACCATGTTCACCGCAACCCGCAAAGCCGCATTCGTCGTGCCTGTATAGGTCAGCGATGTGGTGGTGCGTGAAAAGTTGTAGGTTGAAAGCATCCCCAACTTCATCGCAGTCGTCAACTTGACGGCTTGGTTCAACGTTGGTGTCCAGTTGGTAGGGGTGTCAATGTAAAGGTTCGCAACACCCCGCTCTCGGTCAAGGGTTGCGGTATCGGCAAGGTCATCGAACAAACCACCCACACGGGTGGCGGTATTGGCTGCTGCGGCGGTTTCGGTGGTGATGGTTGCGGCACTCGTCTGCAACTGGGTTCTCGTTTGTACGCTCATGCGAAGGATTGGTCAAAGGTTTGGTCAAAGACACCCTCGTCGGACGAACCGAAGACGGTGTACTGGATGGAATTTGCGAAGGTGTTAAATGTGAGGCTGACTACCTGTACATACGCCAAGCCCGTTTCAACCACCGCAACGGCTGCACTAACCGTGGAAGAGGTATCGTAAACTTCGTAACGATACGAGCCTGTTTCAAGCGACCCCACGGCAAGCGAAAATTTGTCATAGCGTTCGGTGTAGTTGGAAAGGTTGGCCGATTTCAGCAGGGTGTATTCGGTGCTGACGTTCTTGGCAATGTTGGTCAGGCGCAAGATGTAGCGGTCGCCCGATGACGCTCGCTGCGTCCAAGTGACGACAATGGTGTTCGTGGTATTGGGGGATAGGTATATCATCCTAATCCCAAATGTAGGATGCGCCAGAATTTCACAATTTGCGCCCGATACTTCGGTACAGTTCGGCTCTGCGCTCTGCGGTCTTGCTGATGTCAAAGCGTTCTCGCACATCTTTGGACAACTGCACGGCCAAGGAACGAGCGTAGTCAGGTTCATTCACAAACTTGCGGACGGCCTTGTACCAAGCGTCTTTCTTGCCGTAAGGTATCAGCAGACCGTTGTGGCCATGCACCAAAATATTCGTATAGGGGATGGTTTCGCTTGCGATGATAGCCTTGCCCATCCATCCTGCCTCGACGACCTTCAACTCCGATTTGAGGCGGTTGAATTTGGTATCCCGCAGGGGTGCGATGGTGGCGTTGATGAAGTTGTAGCCTCCAACGTAGGAGTAGATGTCAGCCGCTTGGATTCTGCCGTAGTTTGCATTCTTGCCGTTGCAGGAAAGCATCCGCTCGTAGTCCACATAAACAGGATTTTCGTTCCATCCACCAAGATAAATCTTGTACCTCCCATCCAGCGACTTGTCATGGGCAAGCAAGCTGAACGAATGCTCCACCAATGCAATGTCCTCCTGATGCTGCGCACCGCCGAACCAGCCTATCTTAAACTTATCTTTCTCAGGCTCTTCGTCAGGATTACCCTTATACTGCTGATATGCTTCGTATGGTTCATTCGGCAGGATGGTGACGTTCTTGTTCAGCAGTCGAATCT